GTTTCCCAGTCACGATCGGGTCCGTAGTTGCTCCTGTTGTAATTCAAGGCTCGCTGTGATTGCTCCTCAAGCAAATCAAGAACTCCTGGGGTAGTTACCTCTCCTGTTACTGGGTCCTTAAGTCCCTCGGCAAAGGTCTGTATGTCCTTTAGCTCCAGTGCGGCATAACGTGGACGACCACGTTCTTCTGCGCCCAGTATCTTCTCCTGCAACACGGGGTCAGTAATGCCCTCGATGTATTCAAGTTGCGACTTCCCTGGGTCGATTGGTGGTGGTGGTGTTCCTTTTCCTCCCATAATATTCCTTATTTAGCTTTTAAAATCTTTGCAAACAGTTTAGTAGTGTATTCAACACGAGTCGGTTTGCCTTGGCGATGACGGACTCCAAGGAGTTTCTTCGTAAGGCAATCAGGTTCGCGTTCAATAAAAGTAAGTAGCATTTGTTTCCATGCCGATGTGTTGGATGCGAATAAGAAAGCCATGAAGATAGCGTCCCCATCCTTCTTGTCCTCATCCCAGTTGTAGACAAAACTCCACTGCTCGTCCTTGTCGCAATTATACCACATGAACACGCCCTGTATGTTGGCTTCGTCATCAGCCAAAGCAACCAGCGTTCCCTTCGCTTGGTGGTATGCAACCAGTTGGCGTAGTGTTTCTTTATCCCAGTCCTCGAATACTTTTCCGTTCTCGTTCTCTATGCAGTAATCAACAATGCGGTCCACGTACGCAGTAAAGTGCGGCTGCTCTTTTGAGTTAAGGGCGGCTACTGCTGAGTTAAGGACTGGGTTATCGACTTCCATTAGTACCCGATGGCTTGCCAGTAAACGTCAGCAGTGCCACTCAAGTTGTTTATTGTTAGGCCCGTAGTTGAAACCGAACCGCCCTTAATATATACGGGATTAGTAAAGCTTGTATTTGTTGTTGACCAGCTTGCTTGGACGTTGATGATTGCGGTAGGGAATGCCGTCCCGAAGGTTACAATATTAACCCCTGTGTTGCCAGATGGAGAATCTTCCACAACACCCCATTTCATGATTAACCCATTGGGAAGCGTAACACTTTCTTCTCCAGCATAGGTGCTAGGAACAAACGGGTCACTTGCGGAGGCATCCACATAGGCCTTGATGCTTTGCTGGGTGGCCAGGGAGGTATCGCTGTCCGATACCATGTCGTCCTCGTCCAGAACGCTAACCTCTTGCGGGGCAGTAGCCGAACCAGAAGTATTGCCAAGCACTTTCATGTCATCGACATCTTCAATCTTGGCTTTGGTCACGTTGCTGTCCGCAATCTTGGCGGTAGTTACTGCGGTATCCGCAATCTTAGAAGTAGTAATACCACCGTCCTTGACCACGATTGCTCCGTTACTGTCAACAAAGGTGCTGGTTAAGTCAACGGCATCGTTACTGAAGGTTGCATTATCGAGCATGAGGTTCAGCTTGTCGGCTGAAAGCTGCTCGCCATTTGCGAAAGTTTTTCCTGTTGTAATTACTGACATAATATTAAGCGGTTCGTTTCCACATATGTACTACGATGTATGGCTGAAGATTGTTGTGGGGTGAAACGGATTGTCCAGTAATATCCCTATTGGAATCCGTATAGGTATCCTGCCTCATCTCAAATGAATTAGTGTATCCTGCTGGATTGCCAGAAGCATCCCAAGTGTTATCACTCCCCGTCTGTGGAGCCGAAATCATTTTTATATAATTGTCGGCAAAGGTGTTGCTACTATCTCTGTTGTTCCATTGGTGATTGTGATTCATTTCACCCTGTGTCAACGTATGCGTCTTAGCACCGCCAGTTTCTTCTGCTGTGTCGAAGTCAGTGTCTCCTGAATCAATACCAACGGGTACACGACCAGCACCAAAGGCTACCCATGTCCCGAACCCTAACAGTGTAGCAGGGTTGGTTGAATCGCTGGCATTCATGTACACGGAGCCAACGGGATAAGCCGCAGAAAAAACATTTATGGCTAGTTTACTAGCATCAATATCAGCGGATGCCGATATGTCAGCATTCACAATATTGGTTACTGTGGCCGCATCCGCAATAGTATTGAGGACGGTATTAGTTACGGTATCGGTTGGTCCGACTGCTCCATTTGTGGTTACTGTTGCCATTAAATTGCTTTCTGTGTTGAACGCATTGCGGTACTTCCCTCAGTCTCGATTGCTCGAATACGGGGTCGTCCGCTGGTGTTGTTGATTGTAAATTGTAAGCCGTATCCACGGCGGTTCCCTATTCTACCACGTATAGAAACATCTTCGTCAATGTCCAGGGTTCCTCCGTTATATGTCGAAAGGGAGCCAAGGGACTCAACCGTATCGGGATTCTCTGTCTCAATACCAATATCAAAATCAGAGGTATTGTCCTTACTGGATTGAACATGAATATCAAAGTTCTTCCAGCGTTTGCGGTCCATACTTCCGAGGGTGTACTGACGGGTCGTAAGGGCAGCAGGTATATCAATACCCTGAGCCTCGCCACCAATGAAGGTAACAATGCGGTCCTCTCCGTCCACGCGCTCATCCAGTTTATGAATACCGCCGAATCGGTTAATTGCATACACGCCACGCTGTTCGCCGTCACCAGCCACCACGAGGTTCTCAATGTCCCAATCAGTATCACCAGTCGTATCAATGGACTCCCATTGCTTGTTCAGGAAATTAAATACCAGGATTGCGTTGTTACGAACAGCATTGTCCAATGGGACAGCAATGAAGTAACGGTTATCAAAGTAAGCCGCAACGGATTGTTCCCATGCATCCTTGTTAATACGCTGAATGGTTTCGTTGATTGGTTCACTTAGCGGTGTTTCAGTACCACGAAGATTGTATTCATCAAGGAATTGGGTTCCGTACACGCCGTTATCCGAAAGGAATATAACCTGATTACCAACCTGCCTAATGGACTTACGAGCTACGCACCCAACCTCGTTAGTAAGAAGCCGAGTACTTGCGCCCTGTAAGTTAGTGGTATTCTCGACAAGATGAATGCTGTTACGGTTAAACACCAGCAAACGGTCCTCAGCGAATGAGTGCAGACCCACAATGAAGTCAGCCGTACCTGCATTGAAACGGTACTGTGCGTAAATCTGGTCATAGGTATCACTGTCCAATATATCGGATGCGATTATTTCATCAAGGGCATCCTTGGATGTAAAGCTGTTAAGTGCATCATTTACAGTGAATCTGTACGGCATTACCAACCTGCGTTGGTGATATACCGCAAACTCTGGTGCTGGCATATGGGTAAATCCTAAACCTACGGATACCTTGCGAGTAAATACTGGAGTAGATGTTAAACTTGCCCCATCGGTAATGTGTTCGTCAGTTTGGTTAGCGTCCACATAGAACTCGAATCCATGAGCCAGGGCTAGTGTTTCATCGCCACTGATTGTAATGCTTGGATTTTGCGGAACGTAGAAAACAATGTCATCGCCTGATACATCAGAAACAAATCGGCTTCCGTCAATCTTGGTATCACCGAATCCCGCAATATCAATCGGGTCCCCTATGCTCCTGCCGTGACCCGCAGCAGTAATTGTAACCCTGTAAAGAGTATCGTACTCCCCACCAGAGATTAATTGCTTGGCCGCCGCCGTGATTGAAGTAGTAGGTCCACCCTCAAATATTTTTGCGACAGTGAACTCCGCGCCAATGGTCAGACCAGAGCTTTGGTCCGCATCCAATGTTTTGTCACCTACTACAGTAACAATGCTACCAACAGAAACACCATCTTCCTGATGCACAACGCCACGGTTCTCGATTAATGCGAACTCGCCTGACGCGCACACAATTTGTACTGGCTGAGTGTACTCACCACTAGCTACCCTAGTGAACTCAGGTGTCCCAGAAAAGTCCCCGTCCCATTCAAGGGCAGTCTGACCATTGCGGAAAATAAACACCTTGTTAAAGGCTTGAATCATATCTGACGCCACGGGAACGGTTTCGCCTACTGGATAAACAATGTCGGTAGTCTCCCCCGTTTTGAGGTTCTTGGCTACTACTTTTGAATTGGATGCAATCAAGAGGTACTGACTAGCATTGGAAGCTGGGTCACTGTACTCCGTGCTTGCGTAAACTTCGGTAACATTGGCTTGTTCCAGGACCATGTTGAATCCAACAACGGCCTGGGTTGTAATATCGTTCAAATCAAAAGGAAGTGTTTCGGGCAGGACAACGGCGGTTGTGTATACTTCATCAGCACCAGTAAGGGCATACGTAATTGTGCTAGTAGCACCTGCATCAGTAATGCCAGTAATTGTATGTGTGCCATTCGGGTCAGTAGTCACGAACTGAACACCATCAACGGTAATCTCATCGCCAACCTGGAAGTCATAACCTGGCTCCACTGCTGGCTCATCAAGAACAAGCGATACTACATTGCTCGTCAGGCTAGCGGACTCAATAGTAGTAGGCAGCATAGTAGTCACCCCATCGCCAATCTCGGCAGTAGTCGGAAGACGTAGTACATCACCACCTACCGCAAACGGAGCCTCGATAAGCTCGATGCCCTTGCGTACCTGCGCTTCACCGTTACGGTCCAAGCGTATATTTTGGGCATCAGCAAGCATCCCCGCCTGAAGCTGGTCAGGACGAAGGCGATTATTGAAACCAACAAAACCGACATCACCATCCTTGGCAACGCGGTCATCTCTTGCTCCGTATGAACGATATTCAGGCATTAGCAGTTCCAGGCTCGGCGGCTCCAGTAGTTAGCGGATAGTTTGTTTGACTTGCCCTTGATGCCAGCACTACGAGCGCAGTAGCTTTTCTTACGGGCAGGACGGTCCTTCTTGATTGTCATGTTAGCATCGCCGAAACGGACCAGCTTTTCCTTACCACCCTGGCAAGCCTTCACGACAAATTTCTTCCCGCCCTGGACTTCACGGCGTGGCACGTTGCACTTCATCTTGGATTTATCTGCCATTACTTTTTCCTTTTGACTGGTTTTACTCTTCGGGGTTTACCCGCTGGTTGTCCGAGACTTTTCTTCTCAGCTACTTTCTTTTTCTTCTGCGATGGGGTCAGTTCACTCGCAGTCACAGGGGTTCTTGAGCTTACACGCTTCGATGGTCTGCAATATGGCGTACCTCGCTTTTCTCCCGCTCGTCTTCCGCAGGGCTTTCCTGAGCGGACATCCACCCATTCCTCCTTGAACCACCGCTTGAGGGCTGCTCCTTCTTTTGTTTTCCGTACAGCCATTACTTTGCATTCTTTCGTTTGCCCCAGTTGGCGGCTCCTACCTTGCGGCACTTAGCGATTGCCCCACTTGCATAAGCAGATGGGAAGACCTTGTAACGGGCCTTTACTTTTTTATAACAAGCGTCCTTGGACATTACTTTCTACCGTAGCCTTTACCTTTACCGCCAAGCTCGCCGCATGAACCCTTGCTTGATTTACCTGCCATTTTACGTCCGTACATATTATTCCTTTATTTTACTTGTGATGAACCAAAGTAGAATCCTACAATGGCGAGTGCTGTCTGGCGAACCTCTGGGAGTATAAGATAACCCTGCGTATGCACCAGTTTAGAGCCTTTAAATAGCCCTAGAAAGCCGTTTGATTTTTCTTGAAGGGTGACACCTATGTCGGTGAATGCAAAGACCGCAGGGAGGAATATAATGGCAACTATGACGCTGCACGTTATAACCCTGCGCATCCATACTCCCCCACGAGCGGATGCTTTATCGGCAGAAATATCGGCAACCTCCTGCGCCTCCAGCATTTGCTGGAATAATCGGGTCTGGTTCTGCGCCTGTGAAGCAATCATTTTCATTACGAAACCTGATACGCCTCCGCCAAGCATAGCTAATAGTTCTGGTGTCATTTCCTCAGTTCTTTAATTACCTTGATGGCTGATGCTGCCATGTAAACAAATGTAGCTACACCAACACAGAAGCCTAGTATCTCATTGATTGGACTAAGGCTCAGGGTGGCAAAGAAACCACCAGTGCCTATTACGCTTCTGTATATGATGTCTTCCATTTTAGATTTCCTCTACTGGTGGGAAGGTTACTTCCTCTACTGCGCTGGATTGTTCCTCTTCTGTGAGGTTGTAACCCGCAACAGGCAAAGCCCACGAAGCTGCACCGATTAGTGGCTTCTTGGTAATGCTAGGGGAGGACACGTAACGGGTTCCTGAACCTACCTTATGGTAAGCAAGCCCACGTGCGATGCCCTCTTGTTCTGAGCGTTCCATCGCTTCTTCTTTTGTTTCAAATAATAGGTACATAATTAAGGTAAGGTTATGCCGTATGCTTCGGCAATGTTAGATTCGATGTCTGTGCGGTTAGCTGATTGGTCAGAGTTATATAAAACAATTTCGGTAATTTTAACTGTACCAGATACGCCAACAGTAAATGTGTCCCCAATGCGATTTTTGTCGGGGGGAGCAATAACATTCTGTGTTCCAGTAGCAGTGACTAAATCTCCCCCATCAATGTATGAGCTAAGTGAGAGGGAAGAATTATCCCAAAGGACTGTTCGTAAATTAACAATATCGTCATTAATAACTGAGTTATTGATTGATGCACTGCCAGCAGATGCCCTTGGCTGTCTTGTTGCGCCGTTGTCGGACATACCAAAGGTTCCAGACAATCCTTGGTTGTTGTTATCGTAACCTAGTATTATATTCCAGTCACTATTTAGTTCACGTTCTGTAACTACGAACGCACTAATGTCATCGCCAGTTGCAAAGAAAGGGTCAAACTCCAGATAGTTACGATTGGTATTTGTGTGAAAAAATTGAATAGTAGGGGAACCATT